ATCCAAACAGCGAATGGACTTTGAATGGTGATGATTACGAAGGTTTGACTTGGTTATCAAATACACAAAAGCCAACAAAAAAACAACTTGATGATTTATGGAAAATTGTTATTAAAGAAATGGAGTCAGAAGTTGAAATTAAAGCAGCAGCCAAAGCAGCTGCACAAGCAAAACTTACAGCACTTGGTTTAACTGTTGAGGATTTGCAAGCCCTAGGTTTGTAACAAAATCTTAGGAAAGTGTGTATATTGAAACCTTGGTTGTCTAAAGCAGCTGTGCAGTTGCGTGAGCAGATCGATGATTCCTTCCCAGAGCGTTTGCGCAAATCTGATGGGTGGATTGGTGATGCTAGACATAGCGCACGAAAGAGCGATCACAACCCAGACACAAACGGATGCGTGCGAGCGATTGATATTGACGCTCGGCTTTCTGACGACAAAGGGCTTTCAACATATTTGGCAGATCAAATTCGATCATTCGGGAAAACCAATGGTCGCATCAGTTATGTGATCCATCAAGGCAAAATTGCCTCACCTATTCTTGGATGGCGTTGGCGCAAGTTTCGTGGCAGTAACCCACACAACCACCACATTCATGTCAGTTTTAAGAAAGATCAAGATAAGAATTCAGATTTTTTTAACATCCCACTACTAGGAGGCAATGCATGAAACTATCAAACAAACACAAGGCTGCAATTAAATCATATTTAAGAGCTGTGGCTGCATCTGGAATAACTGTTGCGCTCGCCATTGTTGCAGACATTCATCCTGCTTATGCCACCTTGCTTGGTGCAATTGTTGCGCCTGTTGCCAAGGCACTTGATCCAAAGTCCGGCAAAGAGGCTGATTATGGAATCAATGCCAAATGACCGCAAGCGAATGGGTTGGTATAGCCGTTGGCGTATGCGGAGTATCAACAAGTTTATTACTGGGTCTGCGTTGGGTTATTAAATCCTATTTACAAGAATTAAAACCAAATTCTGGAAGCAGTATTAAGGATCAAATTACAAGACTTGAACAGCGTGTCGATGATCTGTTTGTCTTAATCAGTAAGCGATAATTTTAATTATGGCGAACACACGAAAACCTATCAAACGCAAAAAGATCAATCGTCGAGTCGTTCGCCAATCTCCTGAACCATTATCAAAGATCGATCAGCATTACACCGCTTTGCACGAATGCTACAAAGCAGCTAGAAAAGCAGGATTCACACCTGAGCACGCTTTCTGGTTAATGACTGAACACAAGACTTTTCCTGATTGGATTGTGGGCGATGGTGGGATCATCCCATCCATAGATCCAACTGACGATGAGGATGATGATTAATTAAAGCCAACCGCAGGTATCTTGTAACGCCAGATTTACAGATTCCTTTGCACCATCCAAAAGCAGTTTCTAATCTGATTAAAATGGCAAGGCATGAAAAGTTTGATTTTGTATTAAATGTTGGTGATGAAATGGATCTTGGTTCGCAGAGCCGTTGGGCAAAAGGGACAAAATTAGAATTTGCAGAAACACTTGACGAGGAAAGAAAACTTGGTCAGGAAATACTTTACGACCTAGGCACAACAGATATTGTTAGATCAAATCATACAGATCGAATTTATCAAACCTTGCTCAAAGGTGCGCCATCACTTATTGGATTACCGGAATTGGCTTATGACAAGTTTATGGATTTCAGCAGCTTGGGCATTAGGTTTCATAAAAGAGCCTACGAGTTTGAAAAGGGCTGGCACTTGGCTCATGGGGATGAAGGCAACATGTCTAAGCATGCCGGCATAACTAGCCTTAATCTCGCTAAAAAGTGGCATTCTAGCGTCGTGTGTGGTCACTCCCATAGGCAGGGTGCAGTCCGACACCAAACTGGCTTAAACGGGCGTTATTCAACGATTTGGGGCATAGAAGCTGGTCACCTCATGGATATGCGCAAGGCTACTTACCTAAAATATAACTCAGCCGACTGGAATATGGGCTTTACTGTGCTTAGTTTTGGCAATAAAGGACATCAAGTTGAGTTGATTCCAGTCAATCATGACGGATCATTCACCTATAATAGACGGACTTATGGGTCTTGAAACCGATTATCACGAACGCACGATTGATGACCATATCGATGATTTTGAGGATATTAGCGTTATCTAATCGTTATAGAACACGCCGAAGGTCAGGTAGATAAAAGACTTGATTTAGGTCAAACTTTATGTATTCACAGATCGTCTGTGGATATGTAAGGGAGCAACATGAAGTCAAATGAAAGAAAATGCGAATGGTGCGATGGCATCACTCGTGGCGATGTTTGTCCAAGATCTTTGGAATGTCCAACATGTTCTGCAAAAGCAGGACTTAGCTGCAAAAGACCATCAGGTCATAGAGCGTCAGAGATCCATTCTGAAAGAATTAAAGTTGCATACGCAATTGATGATGCAAATGGCTTTGATTGGAAATTGGTTTACGCTGACAAAATTGCGGTGGACGCATGAAAATCAACGGACTGACAGTCTTATGGTTTATGATAGCAACCGGCTTATTAGCCTATGCAGTTAATTTATGGCAAACCGAAATTTACAATCGGGGTTATTGGTCTGGGCGTGCAACGGGCTGGGATATGCACCGCAGAATGATTACCATTAAACAGCAGTCAGATGAAGTCTTTGATTATGACAAAAACTGAGCAGTTATTTGATGAGGTCATACAAATCTTGCACTCAAGAGGTTCTCAATACGGGCATCCAATTGGAAACCATAAACGCATTGCCGAACTCTGGTCGGCTTACCTTGGTTATCCAATACAACCAAATGAGGTTGCAATACTCATGTGCTTGGTCAAAATCAGCCGACAAGCTGAAGATCCAAGAGTTGATGATAATTACAAAGACGCACTTGGATATATCGCAATAGCAAAGATGGTAACTGAAGCAATGCAGGATGAAGATGGGGTGTGGTCAGATGGCATTTAATCTTGATGATTATGAGGATGTGGCAACCCTTAACAAATGGCTGATTAGCAATTACCCAATGTTTAGATCTGATTTGTCGGTAATAAGCCATGATCCTGAAAAGGGTTTTATCCTGATTCAAGCAACTATTTGGAGAGATAGTAAAGATGCTGCTCCGGCAGTTTCCAATGTAGCGTTTGGATCAAGAGAAACCTATATTCAAAACATGAAAAAGTTTTATGTTGAGGATACTGCGACAAGCGCATTGGGTAGAGCAATTATTCTACTTAAAGGATCTGACAAAACAGCTACCAAAGATGATATGCGAAAGGTAGAAACATTTAAGGAAAAGCTAGAAAGCCGCCAAAATATGTATGGCAAGGCAGGATCTAAGTCAGCACAAATCGAAACAATTTTGAGAGATAGTTTTGCAGCTGATAAGAAAGAGCCTGAACCTGTTGCTTGGTCTGTTGGTGATGTTGTTGCTGAAATAGGTGCAGCAATACCTAATGAGCCACCGGCATGTCAGCATGGGCATATCCTCAAAGAAGGAATAAGCAAAGGCGGAAAACCATATCGAGGTTATATATGCAAAGCAAAAGAATGTCCGCCTAAGTGGGCAAAACTTACAGCTAATGGAAAATGGTATTTTGAAGGAGGTGAATAAATGGGTGAATTACAAATTATAGATGGCTCAGGATTAACTGCCACCTTTACAGATGACGGAGTTGTCGTAGAGCCATCAGTTGTGACTTGCGATCTATGCAACGATGACAGATTACTTCATGAGGGCGATCTGCTTCGATGCTATTCCTGCCACGCAATAAACCGAATTCCGTATCATGCCTAATTACGATTACATGTGCGATGGTGAGGGGTCATTGATTGTATTGGATCTACCAATGGATCATAAAATCCCTCATTGTCAAGTATGTGGCGCAAAATTAAGGCGTGTCTATACAGCTGTGCCAAGCATATTTAAGGGAACTGGATGGGCTGGTAAAGATGGTTAATTTTAGATGCAACTTTTGTTCAGCCAATACTGAGTTTGCATGGCTAGACGGCTATCCCGAAGCTGATGGCTTTAGAGTTTATCAATGCCTTAAATGTTGCGCTATCGGCACAAAAAACATGGCTGAGGCTAACGATACGCAAGAGCCTGTAATGCGATGCAATAAATGCGGATCTTGGATGTTTCTAGACAAGGAGTGCCATACATGTGCAATGATCATGATGAAATGACGCATCAAATAAATTGGGCTTATCAAAACAAACTGCGTGAGCAATGGCTTTTAGATAACCCACATGCACAATACATAGGATGGATGTCAATATGAGCGAAGCGGGCTACGATGAAAACTGGATTGATCTTGATGAACAAATATTTCTTTTCTTTGACATGCCGTCTGACCTGCGGTTATGCCGATCGATTTGACTTGGCATGCTACCCTTAAACGCAAATTCGCTTTCAGAGCGAAAGGGCGATCTGCGAAGCAGAAAGATCGCAAGGTTTGGTTTGGTGATACCTCTGTTCATAGCCTTGAACATAAGCCTTTTAAAAGATGATTCCGTTGCTAAACCTTGGACTGTTAATACATTAAAGCAATATGCATTTATTGAGTTAAATCACAGCTTTACTGAGTTTTATTGTTTAGATGAATTATGGACAAAAGAGAGCCGGTGGAACTACAAGGCAAAAAACCCTAAGTCAAGTGCATTTGGTATTCCACAAATCTTAGGACTTAAAGAAAAGAATCCTATTAAACAGATTGATAAAGGATTGGCTTATATTAAACACAGGTATGATGAACCTTGTAAAGCATTACAACATCATAAGATTAAGGGTTGGTATTAATGAGCAAGTCAGCTCTAAGATCTACTGGATCGACTAGGCATTGGAGATCTATTCGCAGCCGTGTGTTAAGGCGTGATCAGTTCATCTGTCAATACTGTAATCAAGAGGCAACTACTGTGGATCATGTGATACCTAGGAGATTAGGTGGGCTTGATAGTGATGACAATTTAGTTGCATCATGCAGTAGATGT